GTCTTCCGCACGCGACCGCACTACTTTCCGACGGTCAACCGGGGGCGTCCAGGGGGCGATCCCGGGGGCGCCCAGGGACGACGACGGACCAACCCTGGCGTAAACCCTATGGGACGACACAACACGCCGACCCGCCTGAAAGTGTTACGAGGGAACCCCGGCAAACGGGCGTTGAACCTCGACGAACCGATCCCCGATATCCTCGACGCCGCGATCCCTGACGAACTGACGGACCCCGTCGCGCGGGCGGAATGGACGCGGGGGATTGTTCCGGCGATTCGGATCGGGCACGTCACGGCGGCGGATCGTCCCCTGGCGATTTCGCACTGCACGCTATGGGCGACGTGGACGTCGCTACTCGCCGCCGCCGCGGGGCAACCCTACGTCATCGCCGCGGGGCGGAACGGGTATCAGGTACCGAATCAATGGCACGTCCAGGCGAACCGGACGATCGAAATTTTGATGAAGGTTGACGAACGGTTAGGGTTTACGCCGACGTCGCGGTCCAAGGTTGTCGCGAAGGGTCCAGGGTCGACGCGGGTTGCGATCGATAAGCAACGCGCGAAATTCTTTAACGCGATGCGCGGGTAAACCATGGCGTTTCACGTTCCCGAAGGATCGCGCGACACGATGCACCCGCAGTTCGGGACGACCCACGGCGTCGGCAATTACGGCGCGTTCCATTTCGAGTCCCCCGAACCCGGTTGGACGTTGTCCACGATCGCCACTGACGGCAACGATCCCGCGGTCCCCGCCGCGCAGGGATGGGAACACGTCAGTGTTCACGCGCATAGTCGGGGGCGCCTACGTACGCCATCCTGGAAAGAAATGGCGTTCGTGAAGGGAGTATTTTGGGACGACGACGACGTCGTCATCCAATATCACCCGCGGAAATCGGAGTACGTCAACCTACATCCGAACGTGTTGCACTTGTGGCGCGCGACGCATGTGGAAATACCGACGCCGCCGCCGTTTTTGGTGTGACCGATCGCGCAACCATGACAACCGCCCGCCGCCCGCGCCCATGGTGGGGGGTTGGACCCTCGCCCGCGGAGCGTTGGCCGGGGGTCACGATTCCCTTCCACGCGACATGGTCGACCCTGCGCGACCGATGGGAAACGCATTCGGGGCGGTACTACTTCGACGCGGCGAAAGCGGAACGCGCCGAAAGTTTTTTCCCGTTATTCCTGCGACATCATATCGGCGCGTTTGCGGGGCAAGCGTTTGAACTGCGCGCCGACCAAGCGTTGTTGATCGTGCGTCCGACGTTTGGATGGCGACGGACGCGGGACGGGTTACGACGGTTCCGCAAAGTGTTCGCGTTTTGCCCGAAGGGGTGGGGCAAGTCGCCCCTGGGCGCGGGACTGGCAATCTACCTCGCCCGCTATGACGGGGAACCCGCGGCGGAAGTGTACGCCGTCGCCGCCGATCGGAATCAGGCGCGCATCGTCCACGAAAACGCGAAAATCATGGTCGAAAATTCCCCCGACTTATTCGAGGGATGCGCGATTGTCAAAAACGCGATTACCTGGCCCGCGATCCATTCCGGCGTGTCGGTCTTATCGTCGGACGCGTCGACGAAACACGGGTTCCGCCCGCACGGGATTATCTTCGACGAATTGCACGCGCAAAAAAACCGCGACCTGTATGAAGCGTTGCGGAAGTCCATGGCGAAACGCGATCAACCGTTGTTGATCATCATTACGCACGCGGGCGACGACGACGAAGGGATCTGTTTTGAGGAATACGATTTAGCGAAGCGCGTATTGACGGGGAACGTCGCCGACCTCGATACCGCGTTGCCCGTGATTTTTGAGGCGGCGAAGGGGGACGCGTTCGACGACCCCGCCGTCTGGACGCGGGTCAACCCCGGGCACGGCATCACGATCAAACACGACGACATCGCGGAGGAAGCACGCGAAGCGAGTGCCGAACCCCGCAAGCGGAATGATTTTGTTCGGTACCATTTGAACGTGTGGACGAATCAGGCGACCGCCTGGATCCCGATCGATTGGTGGGACGCGTGTCAGGACGACGGCGGCGACGCCCAGGTCGTCGGACTCGACGCGGCGGCGGGGTTGGACTTGGCGCAAAAGTGGGATCTGGCGGCGTTCGTCGTCGTGTTCCGGCGCCCCCTGGCGGCGGCGATCGCCCTGGACGTCGCGGCGAAGGACGACGACACGGGCGCGACGTTGCGGGTTCCGGTCGCGTTGAACTACGAACTGATCGTCCGTCCCTATTTCTGGATTCCCGAAAACACATTACGGCAACACGAAAAACAGGACGGCGTCCCGTATTCGATATGGGTTGACCGCGGCTGGATTACCGCGACCGACGGGGACGTGATCGACTACTCGCGGATCTACGACGACATCACGACGAAGATCGTCCCGCGGTATCCCGCCTTAAAGCAAGGCACGATCGGATACGACCCCGCGTTCGCGACCGACCTCGCAACGAAACTCCGCGACCTGGGCGGATTGCGCGTCGTCGAAGTGTTACAGAACTACAAAATGTTTTCGGAACCGTCGCAAGTCGTCGAAGCGTTGATCAAGGGGCGCCGCGTGCATCACGACGGGCACCGGGTGTTGCGATGGAATTGGGAAAACATCGCGATCAAAACCGACGACGCCGGACGGATTCGCCCCGTCAAACCGCGCAACCCGGCGAAACGGATCGACGGCGCGGTCGCGTTGATCATGGGCGAACGCGCGCACGCGGCGCCGCGCGACCGCGTCCCGGAATATCAAATCGTCGTCGTAGGGGGGGCGTAATGACTGACAAACGCATCCAGGGGCGACCGCCCGCGTACGGCACGACGGCGTCTGAACGGGTCGTCGTGCGGGTGACGCCCGCGCATCGGATCGAACTGCGGCGGGTCGCCGACGCGACGGGGCGGGGGGTATCGGGCGTGATTCGGGAAATGATCGACGAACGGTTCGACCGCCCGCGGCGCGATTGGTCAGACCTCGCGCCGGGGCCGAAACGGGACGGCGCGGGGGATTAGGGGGCGAGGGGCGGCGCGGGTTCGACGCGGTCGACGCGCAACCCCTTCATCGCGGCGCGTTGTTGTGTTTTTGCGATCGCGGCGTCGACCGTGGGCGCCCAGGTAACAAACCGCGTTCGCCCGACGAAGACGTACCAACGATACAGGGTCGTCCCGTCGACGGATCGTTGACTGGCCTGGATCATTACTCGCCCCCGTCGTTCAACCAATTCGCCAGGAGTGACAGGATCAACCCGCGCACGGACACGCCGTCGCGTTTGCACTTGGCGCGCACGCGAATCCAGAACCCCGCGGGGATGTCGTCCAACATGTATCGCTTGCGCGTGTCGGGGTCGAACGGAAACGCCCGCGAGTATCCGCGGGTCGGCGATTTGATCGGCATTATTTCCCCCTCGTTTCGACGCGGGCATGTTCGCGGACCCAGTACCCACGGCGACACGCGTCGCATACGCCGTTCATGGGGTAATGATTGTCGTGCAACCGGAGGCGGTCGGCGCGCGGACACCAAGTCCCATGGGGGCACTTATGGCGACGCGTGCGGCGCCCGTATCGCGGTTCGCGCGTCGTCGGGCGTTCGCACCAATCGCACACGACGGGGACCGACGCCGCCGTCCTAGCGGGCATCGACGACCCCCTGGGACGCCAACGCGCGGAGTAGCGCGCGGGCGCCGAAGTCGTGATCCTGGGCGCCGCGGTCGGAGTAGAAACCGCGCGTCGCCGATCAGTTCCGCCATGGCGGGATCGTGACGCAGGATCCAGAAGTGGCGCGACGTCGCGCGCACGACGTCGGGGACGATGTATCCGCGGTCGCTAGAATCCTGGATGAACCGCCGCGGGATGCGGATCAATTCCGCATCCCGGTTTGTCGTCGCGGGCATTACGCAACCCCCTGGGCGCGGCGAACCGCCGCCAGTTCCGCGAGTTTCGATAGGCAACGCTTGCACGTAATGCCCGCCAGTTCCGCCCCCTTGACGACGGTTCCGGTAAATTGTCCGTTCGACGACGTGCAACCGCGCACGCGATGCAATTCGCCGACGCGATCCGCGTACTTCGCATCATCGCCGACCGACACGATCACTTCGACCATAAGCAAATGCGATTTCGCGCCCATGGTCCCGCGGCGCGCATTCTGACGACCCGCGCGCCCGACGGCGTATTCGCGGCGTAGTGTCCATCCCATCCACTCACGGAACGTGGGCGGGTGGGCGGCGTTCAATTCGACTAACGACGTGATGTTGTTCATGCCATTGATTATACAGAAACCCTAGGGTTCTGTCAAACCATAGGGTCGCCCCTAAACCCTAGGATACAAAGGGACTTCTGTACGTACAGAAGTTTCGGGTAGGCGCACACTATCCCGACATGTTGAAACGCGCGTATTCGGTTCTCCGGGTGAAATCCGCCGACCCGGTTACGCGGGTGATTTCCGGCACGGCGTCGACGCCCGAACCCGACCGCCTGGGCGACATCGTCGAACCCCTGGGCATCAGTTTCAAAAACCCCGTGCCCCTGTTGCTGTACCACGACGCGACCAAACCCGTCGGGTCCGTCCGGTTTTTCCCGCCGACCGCCGACGGACTCGATTTTGAAGCGACGTTACCCGTCGTTGACGACCCGGGCACGTTGAAGGATCGGATCGATGAGGCATGGCAGTCGATCAAAGCGGGACTCATGGCGGCGGTATCGATCGGGTTCCGGTCGATCGAGGAAACCTGGATGAAGGACGCGCAAGCGTTCCGGTTTATGAAATCGGAAGTCCTGGAACTGTCGTTGGTCACGATTCCGGCGAACGCGTCGGCGACGATCGACACGATCAAAGCGTTGGACCGCGCCGCGTTGGGCGCCCGTCATACCCCTGGCGTTACAGGGATTCCCGTTGTACGCGCCCTGAAGGACGCGTCCCCCATGAACAAGATCGGCGAACAAATCAAAACCTGGGAAGCGACGCGCGCCGCGAAGGTCGCGCGCCAAACCGAACTCATGACGGCAGCAAACGATGGCGGCGTCACGTTGGACCCCGCCCAGGCCGACGAATACGACGGACTCGCGACCGACCTGAAAGGGATCGATCAGCATCTTGTTCGACTCAACGCGATGTCGGCGGCAAACCTCGCCGCCGCCGCGCCCGTCGGCGCGACGCCCGGGGATCTGGCGGCAACGCAACGCGGCGCCGCGACGCCGCCGCCCGCCGCGGGTCGCGTAATCACGGTCAAGTCGAACCTGCCGCCCGCAACCGCGTTCGTGCGCTATGTGCGCGCGATGATCATGGCGCGCGGGAACCGGATGGAAGCGATCGAAATTGCGAAACAGTGGCGGGATTCGTGCCCCGAAGTGGAACTCGCGTTGAAGGCGGCGACCGCGATCGGGACGACGTCCGACGTCGGTTGGGCGGGACCGTTGGCGCCGATCGTGCCCCTGGCGTCGGAATTCCTAGAACTCCTTCGCGCGCAAGTCGTGTTGTCGAAGATCCCCGGAATGCGTCATGTGCCGTTCAATATTTCCGTCGCGCAACAGACGGGCGGCGGCACGTATCAGTGGGTCGGGCAGGGCGCCCCAAAGCCTGTCGGGAAACTCGCATTTAGCGCGACGACGCTAACGATCGCGAAGTGCGCGGGGATCATCGTCATCTCAGAGGAACTCGCCCGCACGTCGACGCCGTCGGCGGAAGACGTCATCCGTAACGACATGATGAAGGGGATCGCGTCGTTCCTGGACGTCGAATTTACCGATCCGACGAAGGCGGCGATCGCGAACGTGTCGCCCGGATCCGTGACCAACGGCGTCACGCCGATCACGTCGGCGGGGACGACGCCCGCCAACGCCCGAACCGACATTCAAGCAATGGCGGCGGCGATGTTGGCGTTGAACATGTCGACCGCGCAAGCGACGTTGTTGATGTCGGAAACCAACGCCCTGGCGTTGACGTCGGCGTTGAACCCGTTGGGGCAACCGTTGTTCCCGTTGATGTCGCCCCTGGGCGGATCGATCCTGGGGTACAAGGCAATCGCGTCGCAAGCGTTGGGAAACAACGTCGTGCTAATCAACGGCGAAGGGATTTTGATCGCCGACGAAGGCGGGATCGAAATCGACGTATCGCGCGAGGCGTCCGTCCAAATGGACTCCGCGCCGATGAACCCCGCCGACGCAACCGTCGTGATGACGTCCCTGTGGCAAAACAATTTGGTCGGACTCCGCGCCGACCGAATCATCAACTGGAAACGCGCCCGCCCGGGGTCCGTCCAGTTCACCGTTCAGACGTACGCCGCGTAGGTATTAAACGACGACGCGACGTTCGCGCCCAGGGTCCGGGATACCGGACTTTGGGCGTCATCCGTTTTCACCCGATAGGAATACAACGCCATGTCTGAACCCCTGCCGCCGCCAACGCCCGCCGCCTTAGTAGAAGCGTTGGTCTACTCGACGAACTACGAAACCGGCGACGTGTATTTGCCCGGGGATCAATGGACGGTCGACGATCCGTTGATGCTGAACACGTTGGTCGGCATCGGGCACGTCCGTATCGTCGGCGCCGCCGAACCGCCGATCGAACCGACCGACCCGACCCGGCGCCGCCGCGGGCGCCCGCCGACGATCAACCCGCGCCCGCCGCATCTCGGCGGGGGACTCCCCGACACGCCAGGGCGCCCGCACGTCGATCCGCATCATCGGTAACGCCGCCGTGCGGGTATTCGGTCTGAACATTTCGCGCGCATGGCCCGCGCCGCGCGTCGATAACGTCCCGCCGCCCGATGGCGCGCAAGCCATCGGGCGCACGGGCTACGGATGGGCGGGCTATTGGTGGCCCGTGATCCGCGAATCGTTCGCGGGCGCGTGGCAACAGAACGTCCTACAACGCGCCGATTCCGTCCTGTCCTATTTCGCCGTGTACGCGTGCGCGACGTTGATCGCGTCCGACATCGGCAAATTGACGTTGCGGTTAGTGCAGGAAGACGACGACGGCATTTGGACGCCGACCGACTCCCCGGCATTTTCCCCCGTCCTTCGCAAACCGAACGCGTATCAGACGAGGCAAAAATTAATCGAATCGTGGGTGATCACAAAACTCATTTGGGGCAACGCGTACGTTCTGAAAGTGCGCGACGGGCGCGGCGTCGTCCAGGAAATGCACGTCCTGAACCCGTTACGCGTGTGGCCCGCGATTACGCCCGACGGATCGGTCTACTACCAATTACAAACCGACTACCTCGCCGAACTCCCCGAACCCGTGTGGGTACCGGCGTCGGAAATCATTCACGACTTGATGGTCCCCATGTATCACCCGTTGGTCGGCGTGTCGCCGATCTACGCGTGCGGACTCGCGGCGTATCAGGGACTCAAGATTCAGGGGAACTCGACGCAGTTGTTCGCCAACGGGTCGCATCCCGGCGGGTTGTTACTGGCCCCGGGCGCGATTTCCGATGCGACCGCGCAAAAACTGAAAGCGTATTGGGACGCGAATTTCACGGGCGCCAACGTCGGGAAAGTCGCCGTCCTGGGCGACGGACTCAAATACGAACAAATGTCCATGTCGGCGGTCGACGCGCAGTTGATCGACCAATTGAAGTGGACGGCGGATAACGTGTGCGCGTGTTTCCACGTTGCCCCCTACATGATCGGGATCGGGTCGCCGCCCCCGTACGCCAACGTCGAACCCCTCGTCCAGTTGTACTACTCGCAATGTTTGCAGTCGTTGATCACGGCGTTAGAAACGTCGTTGGACGACGGGTTGGGGATCCTGAACCCGATCACGGGCGCCCAGGGGACGATCCAGTACGGGACCGAATTCGATATTGACGATCTGATCTGGATGGATACGAAGACGCGGAGTGAGGGGGGCGACTCGCCGATGGTGCAACAACAGTATTACTCCCTCGACGCCCTGGCGAAACGCGATGCCGGGGATCCGTTCGCCAAAAAACCCGCGCCGCCGCCCGCCGCGGTCCCGCCGCCTGGGACGGTTCAGGATCCCGCCCCGGATCCGAATCTGACGCACGGGATCGCGGCGGCGATTGCGCGGGGCGCGCGGCGACGGTGGGCGGCGTGATCGACGTGGACGTCGTCGCCGCCGCCATGTTGGACGCCGTCGACCGGGCGATCGCGCCCCTGGCGAAACGGTTGGACGCGATGGAAACCGCGTTGTCGACCGTCGGCGGGCGCGTCCAGGACGTCGCCGCCGCCGCCGCGGTCGACCACGATCGCGTCGTCGAACTCGACGCCCGCGACATCCCCGGGATCGTCGCCCGCGTCATCGCCCCGATCCTGGAACGGGTCGCCATCCTGGACACGCGTGTCGGGGCGTTGGCGACCGTCCCTGACGCCCTGGGCGCGACACGGGAACGGATCGCGGCGTTAGAGTCCCGCCCGCCCGTTCCCGGCGTGCCTGGGGCACACGGCGCCGACGGCGCCCCCGGGAAGGACGGCGCCGACGGGTTGGGGTTCGACGCCCTGGCGGTCGACGACGACGGCGAGGGGACAATCGCCCTACGGTTCGCCCAGGGCGACCGGGTGAAAGTGTTCCCCGTGACGTTCCCGATCATGCGGTACCGGAAGGTCTGGACGTCCGGGGCAATCTATACGCGCGGGTCCGTCGTGACGTGGGACGGGTCCATGTGGCATTGCGACGCGCCGACGACGACGGCGAAACCCGGGACGGGGGCGGCGTGGTCCCTGATCGTCAAACGGGGGAACCCGGGGAAGGACGGCGCGACGGGTCCGTCGGGACCGCCTGGGCGCGATTGGGAACAAGTGTATGACGCACGGCGGGCGCGCTAATGGCAACCTACGTGACGATTCAACAGGCGATCGCGCATGTGCAGTTGCCGATCGTGATCGACACCGATCCGCCCGACCCGCGCCAAGCGGATTTGCAACTGAAATTAGATCAGGCGGAAGCGATCATCCTGGACTACATCAAGGGGGGACCGCCTGTCGTCAACCCGTTGATCTATCCCGGCGACCCGCCGTCGATCGACCCCGTGATCCAGGCGGCGATTTTGTTGGAATTTGCGGAATTGTGGCGGTTCCGCGGCGACGACCAATTCAAGGAAGGACCGGAACACGATCTAGATATTTCGCAACTGTCGCCGACGATTACCAACCTGTTGCGGCGGAAACGGGATCCCGCCCTGGCGTGATGCGATGCTGAACCGATCCCCGATCGCCAGTGGACGCCGTGTCTATCATCGCGTCACGGTCCAGAACCCGCCGCCGCCGCGCGTCGTCGACGGGTATCCCGCGGTCGACCCCTGGATCAACGCGACGCCGCCGGATTGGTTTGTCGACATCATGCCCGCCGCGTCGGGCGATCAGGAACGGACGAAGTCGTCGGGCGTCCTGACGCAAGTCTCCGTCATGGTCACGGGTCCGTATCGCCCCGACATCACGACGGCGTCGCGGTTGATCGATCAGGACGGGCACGCGTTGTTTGTCGTCGCGGTCGACGATCATCGGCGCCGCCATGTGGAATTGATCGTCGGCTGTTCAGAAGTGGCGCCGACATGAGTGAAGTACGCCTGTCGTTTGCCGGGTTGGACGAACTCCGCGCCGCGTTGCGGAATTTGCCCGACGACCTGACGGGCGAGGCAAAAACGATCGTGTTGTCGCACGGCGATCGCGCCGCCGCGAATATTCAAATGGGGTATCCGGTCGGTCCCTCGACGAAAACCCATGAAGGGGGCAACCTGCGCGCGGGCGTTCGCACGCGGACCCTGTCGGGCACGGGGCGGTTTTACGCGGGCGTCGAAGTGCAGTCGCGCGCCTATCACGCGAAACTCTACGAATTCGGGACGGCGGGCGCGCGGTCATTCAACGGCGCCAACCGCGGGCAAATGCCCGCCGCGCCGCCCGACCGCGGGTTCCTACCGGAACTCATCCGGGAACGGCGCGACATGGACGGGGATTTCGTCGACCTGTTGACGCGGGCGGGACTCGACGTGTCGGGGGGCGGCGACTAATGCCGACACTGCGCGCCGCGCCGACCGTGTCCGATTCGTCGTTGATCATCAACGGATTGATCGCGCTATTGGGGTCGGATGCCGAACTCCTGGCGTTGATGCCCAACGGCGTCTATTACGAACTCGCCGCGAAGGGGGCAACCCGCTACGTCACGGTCGCCCTGCGCGGGTCGCACGACGTCGCGGAATTCGGTCGGCGCGCGATCGAATACGGGGACTACATCGTCAAGGCAGTTGGACTCGACGCGCGGTTGCCCGCGATCGACGACATGCGCGCGGCGGCGTATCGCATCGATCAGGTCTTAGAAGATCAACCGTTCGTCGTCGCGGGGTACGAATGGATGACGACGTATCGAACCGAAGTCATCAACTATCCCGAAGTGGACGGGGAAAATCAGTCGTTGCGTTGGTATCACCGGGGCGGCGTCTATCACGTAGGGTTCGCGCCGACGGGCGCATCGGGTAGGAAAGGGAACCGATCATGATCAAAACAGGGCGGTACGGGGAAGTGTTGTACGACCCGTTGGGCGTTACGCCCGTCGTCGTCGTGTCGTTGAACAAGTGGAAAGCCTCGTTCAAAACCAACAAACAGGACGTGACGTGTTTCGGCGATGCCAACAAAGTCTACGTCCCCGGGTTGAAGGACGTATCGGGCACGGTGTCGGGGTTCTGGAACTCCGATCCGACCGCGTCGCCGATCCTGTTCGCCGCGACGGATGCGGAAGTCCCC